TCAATCTTTTCGGAAAGACCTACACCGGACATCGACATTAACAAGTTGTAAGTATCTTCGGTCAATCTGATTGACTTTTGTATGTTTTTCATTTGTACCTATCCTTTCATTATTCATCATATAATCAAGATGGCTTCTGTGCTTGCTTTGAAGCAACTGCTTGTTCTGCGCTAAGTGCAGATACATTGATGTGACTTGAAGATCTGAATGACCAAGAATAAGCCGCAATGTTTCGAGATCGCCACCATCACATAAATAGTTGGTCGCAAATGTATGCCGCAATAAATGTGGGTGTAATCTATCTATCCCGGTGCGCTTCTTGATCTTCTGAAACACTTGTTTAATCGTGTTATCGTTGCAAGGCTTGCCGAATCGGTCAACAAAAACCGGATCAGATCCGCCAGCTCCGGCACGGTAATAAGCTATGTAATGTAATAATACGTCATGTGACATTTTGCCGAGTGGCACAAATCTTTGCTTGCAACCTTTGCCGGTCACCAACAAAAAATCATGCTTTAAATCGACATTGGACATCTTCAAAGATAATATTTCACCACGCCGCAAGCCTGAATCGCACATAAGGACGACCCAACAGCGATTACGGCACTCTAGAACGGTTTCACCGAAACAATCAAGTATTAACTGAATTTCTTCATCGTCAAGCGGTAATTTTTCTGTTTTGTGAATCTTAGTTGTTTTCAATTTACGACTGAAGTCAGGGATCAGATCTTCCTGAATACAAAAATTGTAGAACGCCTTTACAGCTCTAACGTGACTGTTTACGCTGGTACTTTTCAGTGGCTTTCCATTGTGTTCATATTCATGAAGCAAAAATGAACAATACGCTTTATAATTAAATATCGTCAGATCGTCTATTGTCGAATCAGAGCCTAACCAGCGGAAAAATGCGCCGAGATTTTCTCGATACCAGATTAGCGTTTTCGGGCTGTTATTTCTGAAAAGCTGTTCGTCTATGAACAAATCAAATGCTTCCGTAACTTTCATGTCAACCCTTTCATAACCCAGTCGTCGCCGGCAGGAAAATAATTTGTATTACAATTAACGTCACCGGCAATCGGAGCTGCAGCTGTGTTTGTATTACAATTATTGTTTTCGGCGGCTATGCGTGCTTTGTATTCGTTGATAATGCGCTTCTGATGTACATTTAACGATTGACCACGCAAGCGCAATTCTTCGAGAAATTGAGTTAACCCCACACATTTTATATATGTGTCTACAGAGTTGCCAGCCTGATGAAAGACATAACGACCGATACGGGATAGATTATAGTCTACAGTCTTAGGAGTATAAAGTTTAACTTTGTTGCAGTTGCCTAAGAATTTATCCCAAAACTTTGACGTTTTCCAACGGCGTTTATTACTATCGGATTTGTTGGATTCGACAAATCGCAAATAGTTCTTCAAAATACCGCAGTATTTTTCACCCAAGGGAAGTTTATTTCTGATGAAATTCAGGGCATATTCATCTTTAAACACCGTTTCGCAACGAATCCAATGCCGACCGTCTGTATATCCTCGCTCACATGCCTTGTCATATACTCGGCAGTACATATCAGATTGACGAACACCGAATTGTAATGACCATGAATCGACCTCACGAGTAATACTGTCAACTATCTGCGCTTTATGCGTTTTGCTGACGTATTCACGATTTAATGTCTTCATAACCATATTGCGTATATCAAATATGCCGTCATGATCATCAAACGCAACGTCTAAACGTGTAACGTGATAATTTTCAGTATCTAACGCCATTTCAAATAAACGCCACCAATTACCATCGGTATACGTTTCAAAATCTCTGCAACCTTGCCCGGTAAACTCAATCAAAGGATAATCAGCATTTTTCTGATTGTGATTGTAATGTATTGAAATACCATCAAACATAACACGATTTTTATAACCGTAAAATCCGTATGTATCTTCAAATTTGACATCTGATGTAAAGCCGATTTTATCAATCAAACTTTCTACCGAATCAATCTTTGAAGTCATAGCAAACCAGTCGTATAAAATGATGTTCTTACCACGCTTTTCAGATCCGAAATACGGGTCTTCGTCTTTCCAACCTGAGATATTATCAGGATCCATGACTTCTAAAGAAAAACTACCTTTTGCGGTTTCCATATAATCAACCCTTTACAATTTATTTTCTGCTCTGAGCACGGACGGAGCAGAGCTCGGAATAAGCGTTTGTTGTTGCGGTGAGATATTCATCAAATGCCGCTTCGGCAGCATCGATCAGATCATCACATTCTGAAATATCAAGCGAAGGATCATCACATTCTTCATAACAACAACAAGTCAATGTGTAATCGTCATAAAAAAAACAGTTTTCACAATCACGCACCTTGTTCACCTTCTTTCTTTCGCTGAGCGTTCCACTCTGCCGGGGACGGAAAGAGATCAGCAACGGAAGATGTGCCGTCATTATTATGTTTCTGCGGTGAGATAATCGCCATAGTATCATAAAGCTTGAAGATCTTCTTCTTTGTATTGAAAAAATAGGCATCGCACTTTTCGTTTAAAACGTACCAATAACGGACAGCTACATATTTTTTATGAAGCACAGCAACAAGCAAAAAACCTTTTAGACCGTAGGAAGTCAATTTTCTATGCTTGTAATTAAACTCGACAAGTCCTCGAACCTGACGGTCAATAGCACGGTCGTTCTGAGTAAGTAACATAATGTCATACCAGTAGTGGCGATGTAAAGCTAAAAATTCACACCATTTCTGCCGCTCTTTCATGTCAAAGCCACGTGTGTTAAAAAGAAGATGTGCTTCATCAATAACAATAAACGTTTGACATTTTTCGGGATTACACTTTAAATCGTGATGTTCCATACAGAAGTTGATCAGAAATTCTGGAGTAAGTTCATAGTATGGAACATATACGAACAATCCACGATGCTTGTAATTTGTCTTTATCGGATATGTACATATAACGTTAATACCCTGCTTAAGACAGCGGTCGATACGCTCTGTAGCGTGATAACTCTTGCCCGATCCGGGAGTACCGGTAAACAAACTTAACATAAAATCACCTCATTCTATTGCATTGATCTTACGCAGTATCATCTGATATACATAGTAAATAGCTATACAACTTGTCCAAGCCAAAGCTATATTAACCATACCCTGAAATGGCACATAATAGTTAAGTATTCCTAAGAAATATTCCATTTCATCGGGAAACTGAATATTTTTAAATGGGCTATCAGGTAATAGAGCAATAACCCATTGCAGAATCTGATTAGCTACGTCATTTATGCCTTTAATAAAATCATTCATTTCAAAATCACCTCTTAAGCATTATCGCATAGGGTCCCCGACGACACACGTCGTCACCCCATGCGCTAATGCTTAATAAACTTGCTTGTAACATGAATCAACATTATTACAAAGCCAACATAAAACGTACTACGGAGAACAAGTCGAACTATATCTTGACCCATGAATTGAAAACGAGTTAGATCAACTTCAATTTCTTCATCAATTTTATAATTCAAACCGCCGTTTGTAATTGTTGTTTCAATCGGAAAAGTGAATATAGGCTTTTCTTCCGGCACTACGAATATTGTCAGCATACGATATAAATCAAAAGGCAAAGAAAAAGGAAACTTATCAATTATTGTATCACTGTCAGGTATATCAACATCTCCGGGTTTTCCTTGCTCAATGACAAGCTCCGCTTCTTTTGTCGCTTCGTTTGTTACCGTTATATCTTTTGTTTTGCTATTTACGCTTACTGATCCTTTGGTAGCTCCGGAACCGACACCGGCAAGTCCCATATTACCGATTGTGTTTTCTACACCGGTAAGAGGAATGGAAACATCATTTCTTTTACTTTCGATTGCTCCTGTTTTCGCTGCGGCCACAAAATTGTCAAAGCCTGTTCTATCATTAGTCACTAATGCAAACCCAGTGTATTGAAGTTTACTTGAATCAATCTCTATGCCACCAATACCAAATTGAGCAGCATCAGGAACTGTAAATGAAACAGAATCAGTACTTGAACCGGGAGCAGAAATACTAAAATCACCGTTGAATAATGAATTGTTGATTGAAACTGAAACAGATCGATAAAAATCATCACTATTAGGAAAAATTGATCCGTCTCGCTCTACTCGAGCTATATCGGACTGCATACCATAAATATAATTATAACGAGTACCATAATGACAGCAAACACGAGACTTCTCAACCTGATAACTATAATTGAGAAAAATCAATTGATCATTCTGAACGCAATACGGAAACAAAAAGCAATAAAGCTTATTATCATCAATATACGAGTATGGATTAATAGTAACATTCCAGCTATCGAAAGTAGTCGTAATACAGTCAGAAACTAATGTCCAGTAAGTACGCACACGGTTTAGACCGTTTTTGTTTGTAAAAACACCTAATTTTTCATAAATATCACTAACAGCCGTACAATATGATGTAGTAGGCATTGATATATTACCGTCATCGTCAACGTGAATAACTATACTGCCATCGGCAAGACCTTTATTTAAAACTTCAAGTGCTGAATGTATTGCTTCCTGCGGTGTTTTAAGACCGAGTGACTCGGCGATATTCCAATGACTTTGAACCATTTTGGTTATTTCTGCTTCTCCCTTTTTCAATTCAATGGCGGCGGCATACTGTCCGTCTACATAATATGGCGTACCGTCAGGAAGATATATATCAGCGTCGGGATTATCACGGATAAACTGATTATGCGGAGTAACGACGAAGCCGAAACAGTCGGCGAATGCGTCGGTAAAGTCGTAACCTGTGCCGCCTGTCATCTGATTAAAAAGTGTACCCATTAAAAGACCAGCGGCTACAGAAACTCCGACTTCCGCAATTACGGCGGACGCAGGAACAGAAAGAAATGAATTTGCAAGAAGTATGCCAAGCATACACACGGCAGTCAGACCGCTGATAAAACGCTTGCGCATATTTGTATTACACCCCCTATTAGAACTATAGCCCCATTACAGGAACGGGGCTACTTGTGTTACAACGGATTACTTCGATGCCTGAGCAAAGAATTTCTTAGCCATCTTGAAGAGATAAATGACTGCGTATAAGCCGAGACCTACAACAGCAATACCGATCAGAACGGGAACAAGCGTGTTAACAAGGATAATAAACTGATCCTTAAGTGTTGTACCGGCGGTATTGACAATTGAAGACAGATCCTGAGCAGTACCTGCTGCAGGTTCTTCCGCAAATGCGCCAATAGCCATAGTAGCAGCTGCTACAACACCTGTACCGATAGACAGTATCACTCTCTTTGCCTTGCTCGATAACTTCTGAGCTAACTTGAACATGCTGATTTTCCTCCTTATAGATTATTATTCTTGAAAATGGCTGAGATACAACCACTTACAAACAAACCAAAAAGCCACACAATTGCGGCGAGACCGAGACCGTATATTGTCCCGACAGTGAACAGACCGAACAAATCAATCATAATAGTGACCTACTTTCTGTAGTGCCGGAAGAGCAGAGAACCGAAGTTCAGAGCAGAACCGAGAACAAGAAAAACAAGAATGTTGATGATTAAATCAAGTTTTTCTGCTATCAATGATAAGTCCATCTATGTCACCCTTTTTCTGCTGAGCTTCATACTCCCGTTTCAGCTTTGCGTTCCGACGAGCTTCAAGGAGCTTTAGCGTAACGATTGCAACAATCAGAATACCGAGTATTACAAGCATTATCGGAAGAAAGCTCAATAACATATCCCACATAAAGAACCTCCTTAAATTGAAATACCGACGATCTTCTTCTTCGGGTCAAACTCAACGTTAACGACTTCGCCAATCTTATCAATCAGCTTTTCGACCGGGAGCTTGAAGCTCTCGTAAATATTGCGCTGAATGAATTTCGATTCGGCAACATTGCCGTATGTGTTTTCATCAGGATAAGCGATAAAGACTTTTACACCGTTAATTTCGTTACCGTCACGACTAGTGAAATTCATATCCTGAACACCTACTAAAGATACTTTCATACTGCTTTACCTTCCTTTCTGTGAAATTTCCCATTACGGGGATATTGTCTTGTACTCTCTTCCATGTTATCAACACCTGCACTTACAGCTTGCAGTCACGAGGGCTATGCTATATTCTTAATATGCGGTCGCACTACCGCAGGGTAATTTTTCGGTCGTATCCAAGACCAGAACGAATAGAATTTTTACGGTCGATTCCAAGACCAAAACGAATAGAATACAAGCCTTTATCACAGGCTAACGTTTCCGTTTGTTCTATTATAGCACATTATGTTCCAAAATGGAACTGTGATTTGTGCTAAAAAAGAACGCTATCAATTAGTAATTGTGCTATAATTGAACAGAGGTGAGGCAATGTTTAAAGAAAACTTTACGCAAAACTTGAAAAGAGCAAGAGAAAACAGAAAATTTACACAACAGTATGTAGCAGATTATTTAGGTATATCGAGATCGAATATAGCTAAATATGAGTTGGGAACTCTTGAACCAAGTATTGAAGTTATAGGAGAACTTGCCGAACTATATGAAGTTAGTACCGATTGGCTCTTTGGTATAATCAAAAAGAATTGATAATGAAAGAATACGAAAAATTTTTAATAGAAAGAGAAAATGAGTTTCAAAAATCAATATCGAAACTTGCAAACATAAAAGAATACAGAAAAAATTCAATAAAGCAAATTGCAGAGAAAATAGGTTTATCTACAGCAAATATCAGGCAGACTATTAGAAAATATAATGAAATAGAGAATTTGCTCAGATGTACATATAAAAAAGAATACTTATTAAATGATGATGAAATAGAAAATTCAAAGCAAATTTGTTTAATCGCTAAAATGATAAAAGACACTTACGAATTACCTATTTTACCGTTACTTACTGATAAAGATTTAGTAAATATTTATGGAGTACCTACAGCAATTGTAGATAAGTATATAGCAATAATTCTAGGGAATAAATCAAAAAATGAATATGCTGAAATGTTATCAGATGAATGGAAAAATGTAATAAAAAATGAAACAGCGCAACCACAGTGATAGTGCAGGGTTAAACGCTGTTTGACTGTACAGGCTACCCCCCTATTAGCATAGGGGGGTTATACCGCCATCATGGCGGTTTTTTTTGTTTTTAACGATATTCTTCAAGCCCCGGCGAAACCTCGGAGAGAGGGACGCAGGAAAAGTCAGAAAATCAGAAAAGCTCAGATAAGCTCAGGAAAATCAAAGATTTTCTCCGACCTTATTCCGACCTTTTTCCGATTTTTCCGGCTTTTCTCCGCTGGCATTGTGGGCGTGGGCGTTTTTAATTTCATTTCATTTAACGCAGATATCTTTTTACCATTTCATCAAATTCTTTTAATTCATCGTCTGTTGGTTCGTCCTCGGGTCTACCTTTATCGTATCCGAATATGCACACTGTATCAAAACAACAGCCTGATAGATCTTCATAAGTTTCTACCCATTCGGGATAAATACAGAGACCGTAACGGCAACCTTGACAATATTTCATAACTGGATCTATGCACCTTGACGGAATATCATTCATCTTAATCAACTCCTTGGGATTCTTTTAAGCAGGGTGTCCCGGGTTCGATTCCCGGGTGGCTCACCAAACAGTAATAATCCGAACACTATCCAAATTGATGGAGTGTTCGGATTTTTGTTTTATCTATGACTTTTCTATAAAACAAAACAGGAGCAAGGCAAAATGCTTTGTTCTTGTTTTGATGAACACAATCTTAACAACATTTCATTTCATTCGTCGCTTACAGTATAGCAGTCATCTCTATTTTATTTAGATGTGAAAAGAATTTAATTGAATCAATACCTAATATTTCATTAAGCAATAAATTGCGCAAAGTTATATTTTTACCACAAACTCATCTTTTGCAATTATAGAAATTGAGTTTAAGATGATATCCCCCATATAATCAGCAAACTTCTCCAAACTTTTAAGAAGTTCTTTACTGGTTACATAATCTCCAACTCTGCTTGTTATTTGTAGGGAAGCCTTAACATTTTGCTTAATAAAATTTCCATTCGCATCTTTTTTCATTATATCAGTTTCTACATTTCGTTGAATAACAATCTCGTCTTTTATCTCATTTGGTGAAATACCGTGAATAATATTGTTTCTAAAGTTTGATGCTTTAATATAATTCTCATCTTTGTGCGAGTTATTAAGAAAATCATATAAGGATGGATTTGTTGTTTTCAACTTATTTAAAACTTTTTTGACAAAACCAAGACCTTCTTCAATTCCAAATTCGTAAAACTCATTAATAAAAAGGTATAATGTGTCTCCCATAGATTGTACCTTGCTGTAAAGGTCTTCCATAAAAAAACAGTACCAATATCGAATTAAATAATGTTCGTCATTAAAATGGGGCATATATTGAACAGAACTTCCATTTATACCTGGACTAACAAACCATTCATCATCGGGTATGCCCTTGTCGAAATAGTGTCTTGCCAATGCATAAGAAATTTTAATACTTTCAACTTTATTATTGTGAGCTTGAATTACCGATAGGATTTTCGTAAACACCATTTTTGAATTCATATCGTCAGAACACTTGATAATATTGCTGTCAATCATCATTTTATCAAAAATATTTGTTGATAAATACCTGTCCCATTCTTCGTCTGTAGGAATTTCAAATGCATCTGTAATATTTTTGCTCATGATAAATCACCTTTTCAAAAAAATAATAATTATCGATATACTTAGTATTTGCAATATCATTTTAATTTAAACATTCGACAATACGAAAATACTGTTTTTTTGTCTATATACAAGCACTCATTAAACATATTATACCTAAGAAATATATTTTACCACTTGTGTTTACAATCCTTACATTCGTATTGTTTGCCAATTTTAGAAGATGCAAGACCAACGGTCGCAACAGAAACAGTCCTATTAAGTGTCGAAATCTTATTAACGTTTGTAGAACCACATATCGGACATTTTAATTTGTTATTATTACGAGATGGGTAAGAAGGCACAGCTTTGGTTCCGTAATGTGCTATATTTGATGCAACATCTTTGTATTTTTCCTGCACCGCCGCTTTTTTCTTTTTTATATATCCATCCCAATCATTTTGTTGTTCCATCCAATCATCGTAATCTCTTTTGTAGCAATTATACATTATACCATAATCAAGATACGTTATGAAAGCTGCAACAGGAATACCTATCACTATTAACACAGCTAATAAAACAGAGAATATAGCTGTCGAAACAAAGCAAAGGAAAAACAAAATTATTCCGACAATCAATGCCCACGATAGTAATGATAAATTACCATTATAATAAAACATATGTTTAAATTTACTTGGCTTAATAGGTTTCGGAGAAGGTTTTAACTCATCTATTATTTCAAGTTCTCGATTAAGTTCATTTTGTACTTTCTTCCATTCTTCCTCTTCTTTTTTCTGATAGTACGCTTTTTCTTTTTCTCGTTCAAAGTGTTTTTTTATTGCATATCCACATTCTGGACAATGTTCAGCTGTATCAGAAACGTTCATTTTTCCGCAGTCAGGACAATTTACAAGAGCCATAACAAATCCTCCGTTAAGCTATATTCATAAATATGATTTATATTTATTATACCACAAAATTCGGTATTTTGCAACATATTTCTTATTATTTTATTATTTAAATCTATAAAATGACAATTTACATGTCTAATATCAATTAGCGCTACAATAAATATGATTTTCAAAAGCAT